AATACCTCCTTCATGACATACGATGGTTCCGTGATTAGTACGCATACTGCGTCCTTTCAAGGAAGTGAGACCACGTTTTCTGAAGGCCATTCCTGGCCTCGCCGTAAAGGCGCTGAATTACGTGATATTGGAGGTCCATACTTAAACCAAAAACGAGCCATCTATTCCACACCTTGTGATTTAGGTGACTCGCTTGGAATGAAGTATGGGGGCGTCGTCAGGCAATATCATAATCTTAAGATATATCCTGGCGGAATTGGCAATCGTGATTACGATGCCACTTCTTATCGAAGTGTCCCGTCCGTGTCCCAGATGAACGCCTATGGCGCCACTGGGATAGCACGTGCGAGTCCAGTCCGTACTCAACTTGGACTGGGCCAATTTATTGGCGAACTTCGAGATATCCCTCGCCTCCCTCACAAAATACTCGAGCTGCGTAATGGCCTCAAGGTCTTTAAAAACCTTGGTAACCAGTATCTCAACTACGAGTTCGGGTGGAAGCCTTTTCTAAAGGATCTCCGCGGCACCGTCAAGGCTGCCGTGGATTCGGAAAAACATATCCGCCAACTTCTCCGTGATAACGGGAAGGTGGTCCGAAGAAAGGTAACTATCGCGAAAGATTCGAGAATTACCTCCCAAGCGATCTTATCCAATTTTGCAATTGGATATCCCGCAGTAGAAGGAGAATTCATCGATACTTACGGTAAGCTGGCATGGAGCGAATGGGAAACTAATAGAACAACCTTTTCTGGTGCGTTCAAGTATTACTTGGACTACCGTCACGGTATGCCTATGAGTCCCAAACTCCATCGACAGTTAATGACTATACTCTATGGTGTGGACATTAGTCCTCACACAGCGTGGAGTCTCTTACCGTGGACCTGGCTGACCGACTGGTTCACAAATGTTGGCGATAATATTGCTAACATGGATATGATCCAGAATGACAGCCTGACGATAGTGTACGGGTACGCGACTGATTATAAACAGACGATGGACCTGTACTCTCTGCAAGGCACCGTTCTCGGTGGACGAGCAGTTAATGCTACCCAGATAGTCATTGATGAATATACTGGACGCACTAAATCGACTCCGTATGGCTTTGGCTTAGATCCTGCCAATTTTTCAATTAGACAGGTAGCCATCCTGGCCGCTTTGGGATTGTCCCGAAGTAAGCCACTAGCATTTCGCTAGGACTAACCCACTTATGTGTGTTAACTAACAGGAGAACTGTGCCAATGTTGGCAGATCCTCAAACAGTCACACCTCCGACTTTGGGAGCTCAATCGCTTCCAACAATCGGACGTGGCGTTAACAACTCTGTCTATAGGTCGAGTGATGGGAGCTTTGCTCTCACCATCTCGCATTCCTACGGAAAGAGAAATCGGCATGTGGCCCGCGTTGACTATTCTAAAGTCGCCGCGGATCCTCTCATTTCAGCCCAGAATATTAAGTACTCTATGAGTGCTTATCTGGTCATCGATGAGCCGATCACGGGTTTCACTCGCGCTCAATGTGCGGACATTGCGAATGGGCTAATTGCCTATCTCGCAGCGTCGACATACGCGAAGGTTACCAACATCGTTGGAGGGGAATCGTAGTAATACGATCCCCAGTGTGATGTGTGAAAACACGACACATTTTTCCGTGGATGTTAATTCTCGGTGCTTCGTGCCTTGTGAGCATAATCCTTATTGGATGTTTGGTCACTTGGATTTCATTTCACTGAGATTTGGGACTGCTACTTGGCCGGGATTCTGTAACTCACCTTTTACGGAGAGCACAGATGAAAAGCCTTATGCAGTTACTCTTGTGTGTGCTAACAGATGTTAGCACCTTGTGTCACGCTAGCACCACCAGAGATTTTAAAACAATCTCTGCTCGCGTCGATCACGAGGGTTTATCGTTCTTAACGATATCCCTCCCGAACTTCTGTAAGGACTTCGAAAGAAGTCTTGAAGTTCAGCATGTTGACTCATCGCTCTTTCTTGGTTTCAAGAAGTGCGGAGCTCTCCCTTGTTTGTTTAAAGGTTTGCTCAGTCAGGTGTTCGATGCTGGTTCTGGTATCCTTCTGGAGGAACCTAATCATAATGCAATATTTAGTATACGGCAAGCTTGCTTGCTATATAAGAAACTTAGCCTTCCGTGCACTGATAAGCGCACTAAGGCCGCATTTGACGGTTACGTCCAGTGTGATCAAGAAGTCAGAGAACGAAGTAGGAATTTGCACCCTTCTCTCTATGAGAGATTCGGGGACATTTCTGACGTTCTGTGGGGTTCTACCCTCCAGTCCGTTAACTCCGTGGTACGGCGAGGAACTCACGTTCCACGCCATGGCCCGGGAGCAACCGCTCAGAGAATTTCCGGAAATCGGAAGTTCTCAATCAAAGAGTGGCACTCTCGTCTCGATGTGTTCTTCCCGAGTGATGTCTTCTGTATTCCAAGTTGGAATGCAGTTGAGTCTTTGGAAAGAATTGACTTCTTAGAACCCGATGCCGAGAGACCCTCTAGGGTCATCACGGTACCTAAAACGTTAAAAACCCCTCGAATTATCGCGATTGAACCGTTGTGTATGCAATATACACAGCAAAGTCTTCTCGAGATTCTTGTTCCATGCTTAGAAACGAGTCCCGTTCTTAGTGGATCCTTAGGATTCACTGATCAGGGACCGAATCAACAGCTGGCTCTGTCCTCTTCAAAGACGGGCGCCTCATCAACGCTCGACCTCTCTGAAGCCAGTGATAGGGTTTCTAATCTGCTTGTACTGCGCATGCTTAATTCAGTTCCGGATTTATCCGGCGCTGTCCAAACATGTCGCTCTACTAGGGCAGACGTTCCTGGACATGGTGTTAAACACCTTGCCAAGTTCGCGTCTATGGGTTCGGCTACTTGTTTTCCTATAGAAGCAATGGTATTTCTTACCGTTGTCCTATCTGGGATTCTTCGTAGTCAAGGAGCACCAGGCACCTTAAAACGCATAAGAAAAGCGTTAAAAGGTGTGCGAATCTATGGAGACGATATTATTGTTCCCATAGAATACGCGGAAACCGTGATAAGTGAGCTTTCAGATTTTGGTCTGAAAGTAAACCTCGCTAAGACCTTTAAACAAGGAAAGTTTAGAGAGTCGTGCGGGATGGACGCATACGACGGAACGGATGTAAAACCTACATACGTTCGAAGGCTGCTTCCTGAATCACGGCGTAACACTGAGAACGTGATATCTTTGTTCTCACTGTACAACCAGCTTTATGAAGCTGGACTATGGTGTGGAGCTCAGTATCTGCGAACTTGGATGGAGAAGAAAAAACTTCCACATCCAAGGGTTGCAAAAACGTCTCCAGTACTTGGTCTGCACTCTGTCTTAGGATATGAGACTGAGCGGATGTGCCCGACACTTCATAGACCCTTAGTAAAGGGTTTTGTTGTGAACGGGACTCCTCGCAGTGATCCACTTAGTGGATATGCGGCCTTACTGAAGTACTTCCTCAAGAGAGGTGAAGAACCTTTCTTTGATGCGAAGCATCTAGAACGTTACGGACGTCCTGAGCGCGTCGACATAAAAGCCAGGTGGGCCACGCCGTATTAAGCGTGGTGTTCTTTCAAAGAACAGAGGAGAAACTAAGTAGCTTTCTCTTCGGTCTAAGTTGGGTTTGAAGTGTAAATAACTTCAATTTATTGGAGGTCTTTGTAAAACGGGTAGTGCAACATATAGCACTTATCTCCCGTTTGAAGGGCGATGGAACTCATTCCACCGCCCACTTTGGGCCACCAATCCGGCTAAGCCGGAGGAGATGGGCTGCTTTTGCAGCGC